TCCGCGCTCCGCATCTGGTAAATATCTTGAAAATATCATAAGGAGGGCCCCGCTCGCAGGGGTCAATGGAGCAGTTTCCTTTGTTTCATATATGGCTCCATTCTTCAAACCAGTGAAGTATTAGGGGAACGAATTGATTTCATAGGGTTGTTGTACGTCTTACACTTCATATAGTAGGACTTCCTCGGAGTTTCATGGACGAGATAAAACCAGACTATGACCCCCGAATAGGGAGCATTGTGATAGCATTAGAGAGAATAGCCGATACCCTTGAGCGTTTGCTCAAGATTAGTGAGATGAGCCTATGAATGCCGAACAAGTGTGGCAATGTGGCAACTGTTGCGAGGTCTACCAATGGAAACATAAAGCCCAAGAATGCTGCAACAAGGAGATGAGCCTATGACTTTGTTTGCAATGCAAGTCGCTTGCCGCTGTCAAGTTGACAGTCCCTCTGGCATGATATGTCAAGAAAGGTGGGATGAGGAAGCAATTGAAGGTGGTTTTGAAGCAGGCCGGCGTTATGTTTGGAAGTGCTTGTTATGTGGGCATGAGGTTTGTATCAACATGAAAGAGGTTGATGAGTTCAAGGAATTAGAGCATGAGGAGTTGATTGAATGACTTCAATGATGATGACCTTTAGAATTAACAGCACTTCACCCCTGTATCAATGGGTCAAACAATTAGAAGACTCTGGGGAGTCTGTGAGCGAAGCCATACGGTCCCGTTTGCTTTCTCAGTTAGCACAAGATGTTAATTCAACATATTACCCTCAATACCTAGTCCGTATGCAGAATCATAAGAATTGGATACTTGCCCGCCAAGTGATGCCAACAGGTCATCGTGACATGATGGATGAAGCGATTGAGAAACATCGAGGCGGATTGGATATGACTATTACCAATTAGAAAGGCAGATATGGACCTGTCTTCCAGCGGATTCGATAAGGTCGAGTAAGTTGTTCGACTACATTTAGAAACAGTTCCAACTCTTCCAATTTAGGTTTGATAATTTCTTCAGCCAAGGTTTGAGCTGTGAACTTAGTTCTCTCCCAATACTTACCAGGTTGTGAAATGAACTCCTTGTAATTCTTCAAACCATCTTTGGGGTCGATTGCATATGAAACAACCCCACCGATGATGACCATGGAGGTGATAATTGCGGCGGGTATTGCTATAGGTGCGAAGATGATTCCTACTCGAGCGGCAATGTTAGCCTGAACAACAGGGGGCACCCAAAGAACGTAAACAGTTCCTGCGAATTGACCAATGGCTCCAATGTCTTCCATAGTATCTGCCCATCCCTCTTCCTCATCGGTGAGTTCCCACATCATCAATATGAATGAAGCATTGCTAATAGCCAATTTTGCAGGAAATGAAAGAGCGTGCCCTCCTGCGAGGAAGGGCATTTCACGGCCCCGTTGCTATTTCGTAAGAACGCTTTTGGCGCATTAGGTATGCCAACTCTTTTTCTTCGGCTACTATGATTGCAGTAACATAAGCAGATGGTGATATTCTGAACCACTCATCTTGCGCCCCAAGGTCAGGAATAGAGATTATTCTAGTGATGTGGAGTTTATCGGAAGAAGCACCCGAGCAAGTTCCGTAAGTTGCGATATTGAAGAGAGGTGTTATTTCTCCGGCTTGATTGCTATTGGTCCGCGCCCAGGTTCTACGCCTTCCATAGACAACTTGGTCCATGTCATAAACGGATTTAGGAAAACCGGGGGCATCACCATCGGGGAATCCAAAGGCTGCGGCTTTGATGCAAGCGGCATCGGTCATGAACTCCGTAGTGATTAAATCTACAATGTTCATTTGAAACATATTAGTTGAATTGAAAGTTCCTTCTTGGATGTCGACCCCTTGGAAGAAAGCAGTTAGGTCTTTTCGATTGTATCCTGACAGGTCGTAGTAAGTGCGATGTACAAATGTTCCACTACCCAGGTCTTCAAAGCTATCATTTGTTACGGGAGCAAATGGCGGAGTCGAGGCATTAGTACCATAGAATACTGGCAGAATCTTATTCAGCACACGCGGTCCTTCGATGGTCATGACTTCTTCACCGCCTTGTGGGCTTTCTTAGCCAGGGCGGCGAAGGAAGACCGAGGATGCTTCTTCTTCAGAGCCTTGTACGCTCGAGCGTACTTCTTGTTGTAGGCTGAAGGACCGCGTTTAGCGCGCACCTTTGAAGGTTCGTAGGCTTTACGTGCAGTCTTTCTGGTTTCCCCTTTCCTGGTAGAATCGCCGTGTAGGGATTCTCCGCACCGAGGACAGTATCGAGGCATTTAGAAGCCTCAGTTATCACTTGCCGTGCTCTGTATCGCTATGGCCATCCAATCCTTGGTAGATAATTTGACAACTCTGCATTTTATTCGGGCTGTGACATAGACATCGTGGCCTGAGATGGCAGCGATATCATTGCCAGTCACCAAGTAAAGAGAATCATTGACCACTAAGAAAGCCTCTGATAAATTGCTTGGTCCGAAATTATCGGGGTAGAGGTCGAGGACATGGGAAGCGATGTTATTGGCATCGTCAATTGTAACGGAGCCGGATGCAATTAAACTCTGGTCATCTGCTCGAAGAAATGCAGTTCCAGGGTTCAAATCCGATAGTTGAACTGCGATTCCACCACTACCGGCAAGGAAAGAATTGGCACTTTGAATGAATGCTGTGCCAGCCTGATAGACGAAATCCACGGACTCGATTGCGAGGGCCATGCCCTGGGGAACCGAAATATATGCCCCCAAGTCAATAGTTCCTTGAGTTCTACTGCCAGCGCCAGCGGCAGCTGCCAAAGTTACGGTTTCAGTTAGGTAGAATGAACCTGTCATTGCCTTCGTCATAGTCAACGGGTGCGGACCCCGGCCTAAAAGGCTTGGTCCGCGCTCCGCATCTGGTAAATATCTTGAAAATATCATAAGGAGGGCCCCGCTCGCAGGGGTCAATGGAGCAGTTTCCTTTGTTTCATATATGGCTCCATTCTTCAAACCAGTGAAGTATTAGGGGAACGAATTGATTTCATA